TTACTGTCACCGTTACTGTCACCGTCACCGTTATTGTTACCACGTTTTAGTGGGTTATAATCAGTGTTCTTCTCTAGGTTGCTTTGCACCGCGTTTGCAGCAGTTGATCCAAAGCCTAATTGTGTCATTACTTTATCGAAATTACTGTCAAAGTAGCCAAAAATAACATTTAGAATATATTCTCCATCTGTAGAGCCAGTATCGTTAAATTTCATTCCTAACAGACCATTAGCAACTACACCTCCAAGTTTCCTAGCTAAGTCTTCGTTTAACGAAGATCCAACAGCACCAACTCCTACAGCTGCTCCTACAGCCATTGTTGAAGCTTGAGCCAGTTTAAATAGTTTACCAATATATGGAAACTTTTTCACTGTGCTTGCACTTACAAGTTTATTTTTACGAGAGCTAAGGTAATATAACCAAAAAACACCCGTTGCCATGGCCGCACCGCCAGATGTAGCTAGGTACATAGCGATATAATTAGCCGAAGCGTCTCTTAAAAGTTTAATATCTCTATCGTAGCTTTGTGTGTTATAAACTCCTCCCGTCAATATATCACGATGGCCTTTTTCTTTTCCAAGTTTTAATCTTTCTTGATATACTGCCTTTAAAGCTAATGTGTTATGCGCAGCATATACTGGCATAATAAAACTTACTGAACCTAACATTCTGAGGCTGAATACTCCGCCTACTTTAGATTTGAAAGAAGTCCATTTGCTTTTATCCCAGTCTTGTGCGTCACTTATTTTATCTGCTAAAGTAGTGCCGGTTTTATTAAATTTCTTAAATTCAGTTGAAGATATATATTTTTTTGAGCCTGGAACACCAATTGCTGTAGATTGCATTACTTGCAAAGTTGCTATCTTATCTAAAAACTTTACCTTTTTAGCTAATAGTCCTTTCTCAAAATTTTCTGATGAGATAGTAACAGGATTGCCCTTAGTTTTAGTACCACTGTTCCCATCAGCTTCAAACCATTTTCCTGTTGCTGCTTTATAGAGATATCGTTTTTTCCCGTCAAGTAATTCTGTGTGATTTGGTATATGGTCACCATTAGGTTTAAAATTTTTCATTCTTAAGTCATCCATCCAAATTTTACTTCGACCTAACAAAAAATCAAATGCTTCACTCATTGCCCAGGCTGATACAAGCCCATAAGCAATACCTGCCAGCGCAGCGATTCCAAGACCACCAAAGATTATTTCATCTAATTGATCTTTGTCTTCTTTAACTGTAATCTCTCTTATCAACATATTTTAATCCAAATCCAAATATTAACTACTAGTATTTATGTCGACTATATATATTTAAATATTATTATATGAATACACACTACAATATATTTAAAACATCTCCAGGTGATAGCGTTATTACCACAATGGGTCGTGTCTATAGCTATGACGAAGTACAACCTACAATAGAAACATTTAAAACAGTACATCCGGAATGTGAATTTCATTATGAAGTAATTACAACATCAGGAGTTAAGTCAGGTTTTGGCCGTGATCCTGATCTTCATTGATGATCCACATGATGATTGTACTCATTGGATAATGTATATCTAGTAGAAATGAGCTTAACGCTCATTTAGTTTATCGCTAACGCTCAAACTAATTTATTAATTTAAATGATAAACAACAATGTTACGAAGTGACATTGTGTTAACTTCATGTAGATTGTTTTAGTCAGACGGAACTATTTCTAGCCCCGTCATCTTGTTGAAAAACTTCATGTGAGTCTGCCACAGCCAAGACATTGGAAAGAGGTAATTTTTTATACACAAGTTCAATGGGCTCTGACCTTTCCCATCCTCCGTCGACATTATGTTGCTTATAATATACAATGTACATTATATGTAACAATATTCCCCCGCTTCGTTCCTAGTGCTAAAGGGTTTTTATGAACTATGTTGTGTTTTCCGACTGCCAACATGCAATCTATATCAACCTGTGAGCCCAATTTGTTTGGTGGCTTCCTCCCATTGGGGAGTCGATCAGTATGTACGTGTGCTTCTATACGAGAGCTTTTTCCACAGCGGTATTAAATAATCTGGCCCGCCAACCTTAGGTGTTGGAATGTATTGCCTGTTGATGCCTGGTGTTCGAAGTGTGTACTGTTGCCTATTTTAATATTATAATAGGATTTAATGTAGATGTCAACCTATATAGTTGCCTAAAGTAGAGTTTTTTTAAAGTGTTCTGTAAGAATTTTTGAACCGCCAACTCTAACATTAATAATACCATTATAGTATTCATCTGTCTCGAGTACTTTGCGATCAAACTGTTCTTTCGCCTCTATATAACTTAATACGCCTCTACTAGGACAATAATGTAATATTTCTCTAGTAAATTTGTTTGTGCCTAGTGCAGCGACATCTGCATTTAAGTTATCTGATGAACCCCAATAGGTTCTCCAATCACTTTCTTTAGTGCCGCGCCTTTTATTTTTTTTGCCTTTAAGTGGTGGCTTAGTAGTTTTAAATCTAGCTAACTTTTTGCCTATGTACTTACGATTGTTTGTAAGATTTGTAATTAAATATACAAAGCCTTCACAGTCTACTGGTAATTCGTCTACTGTTAAGCCTTCGTAAGTCCATTGCATCATGTACTTATCAGCAGTGCCTATTTAACACGGCCTTTCTTGATATTGTACACATTATGTATTTCTTCCATGCGTATTTTTGACAAACGGCGAATTTCTCGCAACCATTTCCTACTACTTGCATGAGTTCTGTGAGAATGTCTTAATTCAAATGCATCATTTGCTTTAAAATATTCTAAATATGCTTTAGTTAACTGATCGTGAATATCATCATCCATATAATTTGCCTATTCTACAATGTCAATGTCGTTTGCATAACTAGTAAACCCGTTTTCTTTAACAACACGCATTACGTGGTTAACACGACCAATAAGTTCGTCTTTGTGTGAAATAAGATATACATTTTTCTCTCCTTCACGACCCATCTTCTTAAGAACTGCAAGAGCACCTTCAACACCAGCAGTATCCATGCCGCTGTCTATTAATTCATCAATAAACAATAAATTAATCTTTTGATATAAACTTTCCCAAACATCTCGGAATGCAAAACTCATACCAAGTATAAGTCTATTACGTTCTCCTCTGGATAAGTTATCAAAGTCTAAGTCTTGCCCTAGCTGTGTTATTTCAACACTTAAATCATTTTGAAATATAACTTGATGCGGAAGACCTAGCTTATCTAAGAAGTATGTAAGCCTATTATTAAGATATGCTAAGTTTTGATCAATAATCTTCTTACGAATAAAGCTATCTTTATTTGTAAGTAGCTTTAACAAGAACTCTTGGTGTTCTTTAAAACTAGTTAACTGATTAACAGCTTCCCAGTTAATTTGTTGTATAGCACTATTATTTAACTCGTTAATTTGTGTATGATACGGATCAATCTCGGTCTCTTTACTTGTTAGTGCTTGCTTTAAGCTATCAACATTCTGCCTATGTTCGTATGCTTCCTTAGCAGTTTCGTAGAATGTAGAAGGTTTGCCGTTAATTTCACCAATTTCGTCAAGTGCTGATATTACTTCGGCACATTTAACATTAATTTCTTGTGCATAGGTTGTTGCATCGTCTAATTCTTTAGTTTTACGCTCTGCAATCTCTGTTTTTTTGTCTGCATGTAGTTCTTGACCACAAGTATAACATGTTGCATTATCTAAATCTGCGATGTCTTTAGTTACCTTTCCAACAGACTTATCAGCACGTATTAGTGCTGGCTCTAATGTGCTTAATTCTTTTTTAAGAGCCATTATTGCATTATTATGATCAGACCAATTACTTAACTTTTCATGAGATTCAAGTTCTGCATTAATATCTAAATGTTCTAACTCGTCGATACCTTTTTGTAACTTTTGTACATCTTGATCCTTCTTAGCAACCCAAGCACGTTGAGTTTTTTGTAAATTTTCAATAGTTGCACTAATTTTTTCGTTTGACGATTGTATAGCATTAATCTTCAACGTTTCTTCTTGAATTAATTCTTTTGTATTACGAGTTTGTTCTTTGAGCGCCTCAGCTTTTTCAGACAATATAGTAATACCAAGTAATTGCTCAATAATAGCACGTTGATCGTTCTGTCTCATTGACAAGAACGGTTCAGTGTATGTGTTAAGTGCTACAATATGCTTAAACATATCATGTGACATATCTAATAGTTCTTGAATGTACTGTTGAGTCTTACGAGAGTCACCTTGCGACTCGTCTGTCATTTCTTGTTCTTGATTGTTAACAAAGAACTTGAGTATGTTTGGTGAACGACCGCGTTCAATGCGGTAATCAACATTATTCTTTTCAAAATGCAATGTAACTAACATGCCTTTGTTGTTAGTCTTGTTGATTAAGTTGTTGCGTTTGATATTTGTAAGAGCCACGCCATATAATGCATAAGACAATGCATTAATGATAGTAGTTTTACCAGTACCATTACGACTTCCGCTGTCATCGCCTCCTTGATCTAGGTTTTCACCTAGTACCAATGTTAATTGTTGCTGGTTAAAATCAACAGCCTGTGTTTGATTACCAACGCTCATAAAATTCTTAACTGTAAGGTCTTTAATTTCTATCATAGGTCGCTATAAATGTCCATAAGGGTTTTCTTATTAAAGTTGTCGCTATCTATTGCAGCAATCTCACCTGCAACAATTTGATCTACTGATTCAAATTGTTGAATGTCCAACTCGGTGGTTATTTCTTCAATCTGTTTTTGCGGTATTAGAGAAATTTCTCTACACATGTGTTGATTAATAAATGTTTCTTTAATAAAACTAGCTTCTTCGTAACTAATCGGAACATCAATTGTAACACGCAAATACATTTTATTTTTAATGATAGTTTGATCAGGATCTAATAATTGACTTAGCTTAACAGTCCTGTATTTAGGACAATCTTCCCAATTAATATATTCAGGCGCTTTATCATTTTCACGATCAAGAATCATCATTCCTCGTTCGTCATCCCATGCATCAGCATAGTTGTGCGGAAATGCATTACCAATATAATGTATAACTCCTTGTTGTTGGCGCTTATGGAAGTGCCCACTAAACACATATTGCTGATTTTGAAAAGAATCTGCTTTTAAATCACCGTGATCTGGCATTTGTACCATAGCATTCATATAAAACGTAGGTAGTTCAAAATGCCCAAATACATATTTGCTCTTTATTCCTTTAACTTGTTTCCATTCTTCGCCAACTAGCCAGGGAATAATAGTTACGTCTTCAATTGTAGTAATTTTATCAACAAAAGTGATACCCGGAATATGTCTAGCAAATGCAGTTGAGTTAATATCTCGTTTATCTTTATAATACAAGTCATGATTGCCGTCAAAGAAGAAAAACTGCTCAAATGCAGCTCCTAGCTTCTCCATACAGCGGATAGTTGCATCCATTGTAGTTAAGTTAAGACTGTTTCTGTTATGATGCCAATCTCCACAAAAGATACCAGTTTCACAACCGTTATCTTTTGCATTTTGGATAAACCAATCTACAAAGTCTTCACAATCATCATTGTGTACCTTGCTGTTACCTTTTAATCCTAGATGGATATCGGTAAAAACCGCAGCTTTTTTAAACAAAGTTATTCCTCTTACATTTGTTATACATTATAATTTCTTAGTTTACTTTATTCTTAGCGTCTGCTTCTCTTTTCATGTAAGATTCCCATTCGCCTGCATGTTGCCTAGTATAACTTGGATCCATACCGTTCTGCTCTAAAATATCATCTCTAATATTTTGATTACGTTTTTCTAAGTTAATAACTCGAACAAAACTATTTGTTACAGCGGCAGTATAGTACGCGAATGGATTATCTGACTTAGATTCATCAAATTGTAAGCCAATCTGTGCAAGCTGAAGTATTGCTTGACCTTTCATCTCGTCATTATAGGTATATCCACGTACATTGCCTCTAGTAGCATAACGTTCACATAGCTTAATCCACATATTAGCAAGTGTATCAGTAGCTTGTCCTTCAGTTTTAGTAAAATAACCGTTTTCCATACCACCAACCCAATGCGACTTACCAACAACAACTAATTCACCGTCCTCGTTGAACTTGTAGTGTTGATACGGAGGAAAGTTAAGTTTAACTTTAGTATCTGCTATAGTTTTAGGATTCTTTTTACGGCCTTTTTCTTCTGGAATATGATCAAACATCATAATCCTAAAAATTAGCTCTCCTTTTGTTATTTTTTTATAGTCTACTTCGCATTCTGCAAGTTTTACTTTAATACCTGCTTTCTTTTGTTGATTGTAGTCAGCAAGACCTAATCGTTTAGCTTTATTCCGTTTTGCTTCAGCAATAGTTCGAATATTAATCTTATCTACACTAAGCAAAATTATATCGTACTGATGATGCGTGGTTTCTGTGTAACTACTAAACGCACTCTTTGATTTGTGTATTTCGGATAATATATCCTTGTTGTTTAAATAATTTACTTTTTTCATTTTATCTCCAGGTTATACTCTATTATAATGTATGTACTTAATTTTGTCAACTAAATAATGTATAGGAGTAACCAAAATTATGTCAGAGTTCGATTTAACATCAGGGCGACGAGACCAGTTCCAAGCGCCCGGCGGCAAACTGCAAGACGCTGCAGCGTCTGTAGCAAGCACTATAGGGTCAGCAGCAAATCTAGCCACAAATGGATTTGGTGCCTTTACTGGCGTCAAGCAACGTGTTTCGGATTTCTTATCTGACACAGGGTTTGGAAAAGCTCTACGAACAATGAACTTATTGCCCGGCGCAAACCCCGCAGCTAAAATTCCAATGGCTGGCAACTGGGGAACATCAACTGAATACGATTGGCGTGTAAAATTAAGTGTTCCGTCTACGATGGCAAGTAGTCCTTTATTAGCTCCGTTAGCTGAAACTGGCGGAATGGTATTCCCATATACTCCTAGTTTGGCAATGCAACATGATGCATCATATCAACAAGTTACCCCTGTACATAGTAATTATCCTTATTTTGCTTATCAGAACTCAGATCCGAAAGCAATGGTTATATCAGGACACTTTTTAATTGAAAATGCGTTAGAAGGAGAATATTGGATTGCAGTTGTGCATTATTTAAGATCTATAACAAAAATGGCCTATGGAGTTACAAGTAATCAAGGGTCACCTCCTCCTTTAGTAAAATTAACAGGATACGGAGATTACGTTTTACCAGATGTGCCTGTTGTAGTTACAAACTTTACAGTTACGTTAGAACCTGATGTTGATTACATGAAAGTACCGATTGGAAAGCAAGGATCGTGGGTACCAATTTCAAGTATAATTTCAGTAACATGTCAACCAATTTACAGTAGACGAAAAGTAGCAAGATTTAGTTTAGATAATTTTGTTAACGGTAGCAGTCTTTACGACGGGGATGGATTTATTTAATGGCTATATACAGTAACGAAAGTCCTTACGCTAACACGGAAATAGTTAATGGACAATATCTAGGATTTTTAAAAATTAGACCAGTTCCTGCGTATGATGATGATATAGTGTATACTATTGAATCTCAATATCGGCATAGGCCAGACTTGTTAGCATATGATCTATACGGCTCAACAAAATTATGGTGGGTGTTTGCCCAACGAAATATGGATACTCTTAAAGATCCTGTTTATGATATGAAAGTTGGGACACAAATTTATTTGCCACAAGGTTCAAGATTAACTGAAACACTAGGAGGATAATTTATGCTACCTTTTAATATTCCAAATTCTGTCAATATTGATGTAAATGGATTAAAAAGTGCCGTCGAAGGTTCGGCAAAGGAAATTAAAGGAGCAATTGCAACTCTTAATAATGGTTTAGGGAATAACATATCACAAGTAGCGTCGAGTTTGCTATCAACTCAACTTAACGGACTTGATACAGGGCTAATGAAAGCGTTGTTCCAACAAGCAACTTCTGCTTATGGAACACCTCCGTTTGCAAACCCCTTAGAAAAATTTGCTACTGTTAATTATGTATTTACATTGTCATGTTTATCAGTTGACGAGTTAAACAGACCTGATTCTACTTATAAATTACGTAGTCCAAAAAATATTATTTGCCGAAGCGGTGGATCTGGACCAATAAAA